ACCTGCGCATCTGGCAGCCCGAAGACGCCGGGCCGCCCGAGGGGCAGAGCCTGGGCGTGTGGGCGCGCGAGTGCGTGGAATCGTTCGAGGCGGCGCTCGGGCGCTTCATGGGCCATCAGAGCGAGGCTTCTGAATGAGCCGCCTCGCCAGCCCGCGCAGTTACGTGAGAACGCGACGCGGAACGCGACGACCGGGCTGCAGGCCGCGCAGTTACGTGAGAACGCGAAGAACGCGACCTTCCCTACCCCATGCGTGCGCGCGCACGCGAGGGCCGCGCATCGCCAAACATCAAACACGTTTTCCCATGGCTTTTTTCGTCGCGTTCCTCGCGTTCTCACGTAACTGCGCGGGTTTGCGGGCACCTGTCGCGTTCCGCGTCGCGTTCCTGGACCCGCTGTCGCGTAACTGAATCACCACCCCCACCCATCATGAAAGAAACTTGCAGCGAGAAGAAGAAGGGGATGCGGGAGCAGATGCCCGCCATCGCCGCCTGGGTGGACGAGCTGCGGGCAGCGCTGGGCGCCGAGATGGTGGATGCGGCGATCGCGGCCGGGCAGCAGGCGGCACGGCGCATGCGGCAGATGGAGATCGAGCAAGGCCCGGCGGCGGCGAAGGAATGGCTGCAGCGCCAGCGCTGGCCGGCCGGATGCTTCCACGCCGAAGAGGGCGGGCACACGGTGGGCGTCAGGAGGTAGGCCATGCAGCTCACCATCAAGACAGACTTCGCAGGCGTCGAGACCGCGCTCAAGCGGCTGCAGGACGACATCGGCAAGCGCGCGCTGGCGAGCGCGATGAACAAGACGGTCGACCTGGCGCGCACGCAGATGACGCGCGAGATCGCCGGCGAGTTCAACGTCACATCGGGCTACGTGCGCGAGCGGTTGCGCGTGCGCCGCGCGGCTGCGAAGGGGCTGGTGCTCGAGGCGGCGCTGATCGGCGGCAAGGGCGGGCGCCGGCGTTCGGCCAACATCATCGCCTTCGTCGAGAAGTCCGTCTCGCTCGCCCAGGCGCGCAAGCGCGCGAAGGCCGGCACGCTCGATCAGCTGTTCGTCAAGGTCAAGCGCCGCGGCGGCAAGAAGCCACTGCGCGGCGCGTTCATCGGCAACAAGGGCCGCACGGTGTTCGAACGCGTCGGCAAGGAGCGCCTGCCGATCAAGCCGGTGCAGACGATCGACGTGGCGCAGATGTTCAACACCCGCAAGATCAACGCAGCCGTCGTCCGGATGATCCGGCAGCGCTTCCCCGAAGTCTTCGAACGCGAGGCCCGCTTCTACGTCGACCGCTTCAACCGGGGCGGCAAGTGATGGCCACGAAAACTCTCGGGTCCTTCCCAGCCCCTCCCCGCACGGGTGCGAAACGGCTCGAAATCGCGCTAGTGAATGCGTCGGGGAAAAGTGAACTGTACGGTGAACGGTGGTGCCCGAAGTGAACGGTGTGGCGCTGATCACCCAGTCCGAGTACGCCCGCCGTCGCGGCGTGGCGAAGTCGGCGGTGGCGAAAGCGGTGAAAGAGTCCCGCATCCGCCTGATCGACGGCCTCATAGATCCCGATGTCGCCGACATTCAGTGGGAGCGCAACACCCGGGCGCGCGCCGACAGCGCCAAGCCGCCGGCCGCTGCGGGCGCGCCTGGCGTCACCTCCACCGGCGCCGGCCGCGCGCTGCTTCCGATCGAGGCCGCGGCCGCCAGCGGCACATCGACTTCGCCCGGCGCTCCGGCTGCCGCCTCGCAGCCACCTGACCCGGTCTATTCCGTCGACCGCGCCCGGCGCGAGAAATTCGAGGCCGACATGGCTGAGATCCGGCTGGCCGAGGCCCGCGGAGATCTCGTCAACCTGGCTGCTGTACGTGTCGAGATCGCCAACCGCGTCGGTCAGCTTCGCGCCAACCTGCTGCAGCTACCCGCGCGTCTGGCGCCGCTGCTGGCGAACGAGTCCGACCAGGCCCGCTGCCACGCGCTGCTCGATGGCGAGCTGCGCGCCGTGCTGACAGACATCGTCGATCCCGCGCCAGCCACTGCTCCGGCGCTCGCGCCCGCCTGAAGCACACCCGCACGCTATGGGCTCATCAGACTCCGCACTCCTGGACGCTGCGCGCGCCGTCTCAGAGCTGCTGCGTGAGTTCCTGGAACCCCCGCGCCTCATGTCGTGCGCCACCTGGGCGGATGAGTTCCGCCAGATCGTCAAGGGCCCCGAGAAAGGCCGCTGGCGCACCAGCCGCACGCCCTATCTGCTCGAGCCCATGAACTGCACCGACCCAGAGTCGCCGGTGCAGAAAGTCGTCATGCAGTTCGCCACCCAGCTCGGCAAGAGCGAGGTGCTCTACAACGCACTCTTCAAGCGCATCCACCTTGACCCGGTTGACATGATGATGGTGCAGCCCACGCTGCAAGACGCGAAGGATCACTCGCGCCAGCGCTTCATGCCGACCGCGCGCAAGATGGCCGACGTCGTCGATCGTCTGCCCGACATGCGCAGCCGCGACGAGACCAACACCTGGCAGACGAAGGAAGTGCGCGGCGGCGCCACGCTCTTTTTCGCCGGCGCCAACAGCGCGCGCAGCCTGGCCAGCAAGCCCCTCGGCTTCGCCGTGTGCGACGAGATCGACGGCTACCCGCTCGACGTCGACGGCGAAGGCGAGCCCGTCGCGCTTGTGTGGGAGCGCATGAGCAACTTCCCCGCCCGCAAGATGCTGCTCTGCTCCACGCCAACCCTGCGCGATTTCAGCCGCATCGAGGGCGAATACATCGCCAGCGACCGCCGGCGCTACTGGGTGCCATGCCCGCACTGCGGCGAAGCGCAGCTGCTCGAATGGGGAGCCGAGACCGAGCACGGCATCAAGTGGCTCAAGACGCCCACCGGCCAGGCCCGCGCCGAAACCGCCGTCTACATCTGCATGCACTGCGGCGCCGCGATAGAAGAGCGCAGCAAGACGGCCATGCTCACCGCCGGCCAATGGCGTGCCGAGGCACCCGGCGCGCAGCGTGGCCTCGTCGCTGGCTTCCACCTCAACAAGCTCTACAGCCCGCTCGGCTGGAAGAGCTGGGCCATGCTCGTCGAAGACTGGACGAAGGCGCAAGACGCCGCCCGCGCCGGCGATGTGTCGCGCCTCAAGACCTTCGTCAACACATCGCTCGCCGAAACGTGGGAAGAGCAAGGCGACCGCGTCGCCAGCCACGAGCTCCAACGCCGCGCCGGCAACTTCCAGCTGCGCCAGGTACAGGCCAGCCTCTACGTCTGCACCATGGGCGTCGACACCCAGGGCGACCGCCTCGAGGCCTACGTCTGGGCTTGGGGCCGCGGCCTCGAGCGCCAGCTCGTCGACCGCCAGGTCTTCTACGGCGACCCGAGCCTTACCGAAAGCGAGGCCGGCTCCCCCTGGGCCGCGCTCACCGAATACCGCCGCACGCCCATCCTGCACGTCAACGGCCGCGCGGCGCCCATCCTCGCCGCCTTCGTCGACAGCGGCGGCCACCACACCCAGGCCGTCTACGCCTACGCCCGCGCGCACCAGCACGCGCATGTCTTCGCCGTCAAGGGCGCCAGCATCGCCGGCAAGGCCATCCTCGGCAAGCCGAGCGAGCAGGATGTCGACTGGCGCGGAAACCGCATCAAGCGCGGCGTAAAACTCTGGCCGATCGGCACCGACACCGCCAAGAGCGAGATCTACGGCCGCCTGCGCGCCACCGAGCCCGGGCCCGGCTACGTCCACATCAGCCGCCTGCAGCCGGTCGAAGTCTTCGAGCAGCTCACCGCCGAGCGCCTCGTCACCCGCTACGTTAAGGGCCGCGCGCGGCTCGAATGGGTCAAGCCCGGCGGCAAGCGCAACGAGGCGCTCGACTGCGCCGTCTACGCCCTCGCCGCCGCGCACTACGTCGGCATCGACCGCTGGAAAGAGGGCGACTGGGCCAAGTGGCAAGGCCGCGTCGCCGAGCCGGATCTGTTCGACGCGCCGCCCCAAGCCGCTGCGCCCACCGCCGCCACTCCAGAGGCCGCGCCCCGCCAGCGCGAGGCTGCCGCCACCCGCCCCAGCGCCCCGGACAACGCCCGCGAATGGTGAACCCACCCGACCCCGCCGCCCGAGGCCTCCCCATGCCCCGCCCGAAAAAACAACCCCACCAGCTCGGCCCGGTGTTCGCCGACCCCGACATCGTCGACCGCATCTTCGACTACATCGCCGAGCAGTTTCCAGAGCGCTTCGGCGCCTGCCTCGATGCCGACTGCATGGCCAGGCTGAAGGACGCCACCCGCGCCGAGTTCGCCGGCAATCTGTTCTATGTCGCGAACGTCTCGCCCACCGATCGCCACCGCCGCGTCGCCGAAGTCCTGCGCCTCTTCGACGGCCGCAACGCCACCGAAGTCGCCCGCCGCCTGCAGATCTCGCGTGCCACGGTGTACCGGCTGCTGAAGCAGCCGGGCAGGCCGTGACGGGGCGCAAACCGTCTCAGTTTTTATAGATTTGAGACACCCAGCGGCATAGCCTGCCGCCCATGGCTCTATCGCAGGCAGACCTTGACGCGCTCGACCTGGCGATCGCGTCCAGCGAGCTCGAAGTGCAGCTCGAAGGCCGGCGCGTCAAGTACCGCTCGACCGACGAGCTGCTGAAGGCGCGCGCCTACATCGCCGGCCTGCTCGCCGGCCCGAAGCGCACCACGAGCTACCACTACAACATGACCACGCAGCGCGGAGACTGATGATGCCCAACGTCATCGACCGCCTCGTCGGCTACTTCGCCCCCGCCGCCGGCCGCGCGCGCCAGTACCACCGCGTGCTGCTCCAGCGCGCCTACGAGGCCGCCAGCCCGCGCGACAAATGGCGCCCGCGCCGGGCAGGCGCCAGCGCCAACGCCGACCACCTGGCCGACGCTTCCCGCATCCGTGCCAAGGCGCGCGCGCTGCGCCAGAACGTACCCTACATCGCCGCCGGGCTCGAGGCGCTCGTCGATGCAACCATCGGCACCGGCGTCGTCGTGCGCGCCACCGGCAGCCAGGCCGAGCGCATCAACGCCGTGCTCGCGCAGTGGAAGCGCGTCTGTGACGCCGATGGCCGCTTCGATTTCGACGGCCTCGTCGCCTGCGCCTACGACACCATGGAGCAGGACGGCGAAGTCCTCGTCCGCCTGCGCCCGCGCCTGATCGGCGACGGCCTGCCCGTTCCTCTGCAGCTCCAGCTGCTCGAAATCGACTGGCTCGACAGCGCACGCAACGGCAGCGCCGGCGGCAACCGCATCGTCAACGGCATCGAATACGACGCCCTCGGCCGTGTTGCCGCCCACTACCTTTTCGACGAGCACCCCGGCGACGTTGGCCCGTTGCGCTCGATGAGCACGCAAAGCAAGCGCGTGCCCGCCGAGTTCATCATCCACCTCTACTCCGCCAAGCGGCCGGGGCAGGGCCGCGGCTTCAGCCGCCTGGCGCCCGTCATCGTCCGCACGCGCGACCTGCAGCTCTACGAAGACGCCGAGCTCGCTCGCAAGAATCTGGAGACGCGCCTCGGCGTCGTCTACAGCGGCGACGCCTCGCTGCTCGCCAACCCCGCCACCCTCGGCGGCGCCGCCGACGTTGACGAGGCGCGCCGCAGCGGCGATCTCGGCGAGCTCTCCAGCGGCGGCATCATCGAGCTGCCTGCCGGAGGCAACCTGATGAGCGTCGAGCCCAAGCCCGCCGGCGGCTATACCGAGTACGTCAAGCAGCAGCTCCACCTCATCGCCAGCGGCATGGGCGTCACCTACGAGATGATGACCGGCGACGTGAGCGAGACCAACTTCAGCAGCGCCCGCGTGCGCCTGCTCGATTTCCGCCGCGCCGTGCAGCGCATGCAGTGGCTCACGCTCGTGCCGCGCCTGCTGCAGCCGATCCACGCCGCCTTCATCGATGCCGGCATCCTCGCCCGCGCCTTCACCGCGCGCAACTACGCCGTCGAGTATTCCTTTCCGAAGTGGGACTACGTCAACCCCGAGCAGGATGTCAAGGCCGACCTCGCCGAGATCTCCGGCGGCCTCGCCAGCCTCTCCGAAAAGCTGCGCCAGCGCGGCTACAACCCCGACGACGTGTTCACCGAGCTCGCCGCCGACCGCCAGAAGCTCGAAGACCTCGGCCTCATCGACTGGCTGCTCTTCAAAGAGACGAGCAAACAGCCCGTCGACCCGCAGGCCGCGGCCACCGCCGGCGCCGCCAACGCGCGCGCCTTCGACGCCCTCGCCACGCTGCTCGACCGCATGGACACGCGCCTCGCCGGCCTCGAGCAGCGCAGCACCAGCGTCACCGTGAACCAGGGCGACAACATCGTGCAGACGCCTGCACAGACGATCGAGAACCGCATCGACGTGCCGGCCCAAGCGCCGCCCGTCGTCAACGTCGCCGCCGGTGCCGCGCCCGAAGTGCGCGTCGTCAACGAGCTGCCGCCCCAGCCAGCGCCGATCGTCAACGTCACCGCCGCGCCAGCCGAAGTGCGCGTCGTCAACCAGGTCGAAGCCCCGGTCGTCAACGTCCACGCCCCCGACCGCGAAGAAGTCACCGACGTGCAGCGCGACAAGGCCGGCCGCATCACCCGCACCGTCAAGACACATCGCCGCGCTGACGGCGGCTAGGAAGCCCGGGGCCACCCCCGACCAGAGGAGACAGACCGATGAACATCCGCCTTGCACTCGCCATCCTGTTCCTCACGTTCGCCATGCTGCCCGCAGCGCACGCCCGCACCCAATGCAAGCCCGCCGGAATGGAATACATCCACGCCTTCGAGCAGCGCCCGAATTGGGGCGTTTACTGGTGGTGCGACTACAAGACCTACGACTACACCGTCATCATCCCCGAGGACTCTACGGGCCGAACGGGGCCGACTACATCGGCACGTTCGCCGCTCCGACAGCAGGCGACATCGCAAGCGCCGTGCTCGCCGCGCTGAACGCGACGACGATCCCGACGAACGTCAAGAAGGTCAACGACGTAGAAGTCACTGACGGCGTCCTCACCACCGACCAGGCCGCCCAGCTCGCCGCGCTGGCCAAGATCCACGGCCTGATCTCTGGCACGCCGCTCGTTGTCAGCGCAACCGCGCGCACCGCGGGCGACGTATCGCAGACCGTCGATGATGTCGGCGGTGTCGTGACCGTCACCCGCGTTTAGCCGCAGCAGGCCCGCGCATGTTCGCGCTGACGCCGCTCGCGATCGCGCTGCAGGGCATCGGCTACGGCACGCTGCTCGCGTCGCTGCAGGGCCTCGTCGCCGTCACGATCGAGCCCGAGCCCGTCGACGACACGGCAGGCTCCCTCGCCGCCGTCCAGCCGCGCCACCGCCCGCGCCGCTGGCGCCGCCTGTTCGACGTGCCGAACCCGGCCGACCTGCTCGCCGCGCTCGAGGCCGAGGACGAAGAGCTGCTGCTCGAAGCCGGCGCGCTGTAGGGGCCCGCCCGCGCGCGCCCGCGCGCACGTCATCGCAAATCGTCTCAGTTTTTATAGATTTGAGACAGCGCCGTGCGCACCATGGCCCTCCATGACGAAACCCACCGCTGCCGGCACCCGCGAAGGGAACGGCGCCGCGACGCACGACATGCCGCTGCAGCTGCGCGGCGCGCAGCTCGCGCCGGCGACGTTCCGCGAATCCGACAACTCGATCGAGGTCGTCTGGACGACGGGCTTCCGCCGCCGCGCCTACGACTGGTACAACGACCAGGTCTACGAGGAAGAGCTCGACGTGTCCACCGAAGCGGTGAACATGGAGCGCTTCGCCGCCGGCACGCTGCAGGTGATCGACAGCCACCGCACCTACGGCGGCGTCGAGTCGATCCTCGGCATCGCCATCGAGGGCAGCGTCGCCACCGGCGAAGGCCGCGCCCGCATCGCCCTCAGCACCGACCCGGCCAAGGCCGGCGTCGTCGGCGACATCCGCGCCGGCGTCATCCGCGCGATGAGCTTCGGCTACTCGGTCGAGAAGTACGAAATCACCCGCGCGCAGGACCGCACCGACGGCGTCAACCTGCCGCTCTATCGCGCCGTGCGCTGGACGCCGATGGAGCTGACCTTCTGCGCCGTCGGCGCCGACCCCAACGCCGCGCCGCGCGCCGCCGAAGAGGCGCTCACCCGCTCCAAACCCGAACACGGCACGCCGTGCGAATGTGCCGTCCGATCCCTGGCCCAACCGAAAAAGGAAGCCACCATGTCCGAAGCCGAACTCCAGGCCCAGCGCGACGCTGACGCCGCCGCCGCCACGCAACGCGCCGCGCAGGATGCCGCCGTCGCGGCTGCTGCCGCCGCCGCCGCCACCGCCGCCGCGCAGCGCGCCGCCGACATCACCGAGCTGTGCACCCGCCACCACGCGCCGCAGCTCGCCGCCGGCCTGATCCGCAGCGACAAGACGGTCGAGCAGGCCGGCCTGGCCGTGCTCGAAGACATGGCCGCCCGCAGCAACGCCGCCGGCGGCAACCTGAACGTGCGCACCCTCGTCGACGAGACGCAGACGCGCCTGGCCGGCATCGAAGAAGCGCTGCTCTCGCGCGTCGACGCCCGCGCCCCCCTCACCGACAACGGCCGCCAGTTCCGCAGCATGAGCCTGCTCGAGGTCGGCCGCGAGCACCTCGAGCGCGCCGGCCTGAACACCCGAGCGATGGATCGGATGCAGCTCGCCACGCAGATCCTCATGTTCCGCTCCGGCGGCATGATGGGCACGAGCGACTTCGCCAGCCTGCTGCAGAACGTCGCCACCAAGCGCCTGCGCGGCGGCTACGACGAGAACATGCCGTCCTACCGCATGTGGGCCCGCCGCGCGCCGAACGCGCCCGACTTCAAGACGATGAGCGTCGTCAACCTGGCCGGCGCGCCCGACCTGTTGCAGACGAACGAGCATGGCGAGTTCAAGTACGGCGCCATGACCGACGGCAAAGAGACCTACGCGCTCACCACCTACGGCCGCATCGTCTCGCTCACCCGCCAGGCGATCGTCAACGACGACCTGCGCGGCTTCGACCGCCTGGTCGGCGCCTTCGGTAACAGCGCGGCGCGGCTCGAGAACCGCACCGTCTACGCCATCCTCACCGCGAACGCGGCCATGGGCGACGGCGGCGCGCTGTTCAACGCCACGGCCGTCACCACCCCCGGCGGCCACGCCAACCTGACCAGCTCGGGCACCGCCATCAGCGTCGACTCGCTCGGCGTCGGCCGCGCCAACATGCGCGCCAAGAAGGGCCTGCAAAGCGAGGAGCTCAACCTCGCGCCGAAGTACCTGATCGTGCCGGCCGCCAAGGAGCAACTCGCCTACCAGTACACGAGCAGCCAGTTCGTGCCGGCCACGTCGTCGGCGGTGAACGAATTCCGCGCCGGCGGCCGCACCGCGCTCGAGCCGGTGGTCGAGGCCATCCTCGACGCCAGCAGCGACAAGTCCTGGTATCTGGCCGCCGACAGCGGCGCGATCGACACCGTCGAATTTTGCTACCTCGACGGCGCCGAAGGCCCCGTCATCGAAAGCGAAGTCGGCTTCGAAGTGGACGGCCTGTCCTACAAGTGCCGGCTCGATTTCGCCGCCAAGGCGATCGACTGGCGCGGCCTCTACAAGAACGCCGGCGCCTGACGCCCCCGCGCCCGAGATCCAACCTGCCCATCACCCGGAGCCATCACCATGATCAACTACGTGCAAGACGGCGACACGCTCGACCTCGACGCCGGCGCCGTCGTCGCCGCCGGCGTCGGCCACCTGTTCGGCACCGCGCTCTTCGGCGTCGCCTGCGTCGATGCCGTCAGCGGCACCGCCAGCTCGTTCCAGACCAAGGGCGTCGTCGAGATCGCCAAGACCTCGGCGCTCGCCATCAACGTCGGCGACGTGCTGTACTGGGACGCCACCAACAGCGTCGTCAACAAGACTACCAGTTCGCAGCGTGCCGTCGGCGTTGCCGTCGCCGGCGCTGCCAACCCGAGCGCCACCGTGAAGATGCGCCTCGGCGTAGGCACGCTGGCCGGCACCTGATCACGAAGTGATCTGCATCACCGAGCGCCTGCGCCGCTGGCTGCTGGCGCCGGTGATCACCCTGCAACAGGAGCTCGCCATGAACCAGCAAGAACTCGCCGACCAGCTCACCGCACTCGGCACCACCGTCGAGAAGATCGGCACCGAGACCACCGGCCTGATCGACGCCGTCGCGGCCCTGCAGGCCGCGCTCGACGCCGCCGGCGAAGTGAGCCCCGAAGTGCAGGCCGCCCTGGCCGACGTGCAGGCCCGCGTCAAGGCCGTCGACGACCTGGTGCCCGACGCGGCCCCGCCGGACGCCTGAGCCGAGACCCGAGGCAGCCGAGCCACGCCATGAGCTTCGCCGACATCGAGCAGCGCGCCACCGCAGCGGTCTTCAAGACGCTGACGAACGCGACCGCGACCTTCCCGCCGGTCGGCGGCGCAGACCCCGTCGTCGCCGACGTGGTGTTCGACGCGGCATTAGGCACCATCGACGATCTCGGCATCCAGACGCTGCAGCCGAGCTTCATGGCCAAAGCCGAAGTCGCCGTGCTCGCGGCCGAGGGCATGACGCTCACGCTCGACGCCGCGCCGCTTTCCATCGTCGCCGTGCCATACAAGGTGCGCGCCGTCATTCCGCAGGCCGAGGGCGCGATGAGCCGCGTCATCCTCGCCCGCGCCGCCTGAGCCATGGCGCTCGCCGCGGCGCAGGTCGTGGCCGCGATAGCGGCCCGCATCCCCGGCACCGCCTACACCTCGCGCATGTGGCCGATCGCAGAGGCCGAGCTGCCCGCCTGGCGCGTCGTCGCCGCCGGTGAAGACATCACCGCCGAGACGCTCGCGCCCGACGCGCTGCAAAAGCACGAGCTCGCCGTCGAGCTGCGCGGCTACGCGTCGGCCGTCGAGAGTCTCGACGACGACCTGCACGCGCTGGCGGCCGGCGCGCTCGCCGCCATCTTCGCCGCTGCCCCGCAAGCGCCGCCCGACGCGCTCGACGCGCTGCGCAGCGCCGGCCTGGCGCAGATCGAGCTGCGCCACATCGAGCGCGAGCTGACGAGCGAAGGCCAGGCCACCGTGGGCGTCGTCACGATCACCCTGCAGGCGCTCTTCTTCACCCAGGCCAGCCTGCCAGAAACCATCTTCAACTGACCCCACCGCAAAGAGGCCCATCATGTCCAAGACCCTAGCCGTCGGCACCACCGTCCAGATCGCCAGCACCTACGGCGCGGCGAAGGCGGTCAGCGCCATCTCCAACGCCAACCCGGCCGTCGCCACCCTCGAGGCCTCGCACGGCGTCATCGTCGGCGACATCGTGCACCTCAGCTCCGGCTGGGGGCTGGCCGACAACCGCGTCTTTCGCGCATCGGTTGTGGATGTGAACGACGTGACGCTCGAAGGTTTCAACACCCTCGACACCGACCTCTACCCCGCCGGCACCGGCGTCGGAAGCGTGCGCGAGATCACCGCCTTCACCGAAATCACGCAGATCACGCGCCAGTACCAGGTGAGCGGCGGAGAGACCGCCTACGCCGACGTGTCCGACCTGAAAGACCGGCAGGACAAGAAGATCCCCGTCAGCCGCGGCGCGGTCGACGTGCAGCTCCCCGTCTACGACGACCCGACGCTCGCCTTCTACGCCGCCATCAACGCCGCCGACGCGACCGAGACCGGCGGCGCCTTCATCTACCCGAACGGCCGCAAGGTCTACTTCACCGGCTTCTGGACGGTCGGCGACGTGGCGACGGTCGAAGACAGCACGCTGCGCAACCGGGTCGACATCACCTTCGCCTCGCGCCCGACGAGCTACGCGAGCTGATCGCGCGAGGGCCTGAGCCGTGGAGTTCATCAACGCGCGCGACGTTGCCGCGCCGGTGCTGCCGTTCGAGCGCGTCGACTGCGAAGCGCTCGGCGGTGCCGTCAAGGTGCGCTCGCTCGGCCTGGCCGAGCGCCGCGTCTTCCAGCGCACCGTCGAGCGCCTGCGCGTCGAGCAGTACGGCAGCGAAGAGGCCGCCCGCAGTGCCCCCGGCGGCAGCGACGGCGAAGTCGTCGTCTACAAGGCGGTGGCGCACCTGCTCGCCGCCACCGTGCTCGACGGCGCCGACCAGCCCGTCTACTCCGTCGCCGGCTGGAACGTGTTCGGCCGCATGCACGAGGCGGCCGTCTTCGAGCTCTTCGACATCGCCTGGCGCATCTCGGGCCTGAGCGGAGACGAGGCCAAAAAAAACTAGACGCCGAGCCCGAACTGGCCTTCGCCATCGAGCTTGCGCAACGGCTCGGGCGCACCCTGGGCGAACTGGAGCAGACGATGACCAGCGCCGAATTCTCCCTCCACCTGCAGCTCGAGCTGCAGCGCCGCGGCCAGGGCGGCGCCGATGAGCCGGCGTCGGACGGCAGCGAGTGGGATGACGAGTGGGATGAATAGCCATGGCTGACCAGCAGGCAAACATCGTCATTCGCGCGTCGGATCGCACGCGCGAGGCCTTCGCCAGCGCGCAGCGCAACCTCGGCAACCTCGAAAAGGGAATCACGCGGCTGAACGCGCTGCCGGCCGCGCTCGCCGGCGTCACTGCCGCCGTCGCGGCCGTCGCCGCATCGTTCGAGCTGATCAACCCGCGGCCGATGATCGACCTCGGCGACGAGCTTGCCAAGCTCAGCCAGCGCACCGGCATCGGCGTCGACAAGCTCGACGCATTGCGCTACGCCGGCCAGCTCGCCGATGTCGAGTTCGACGCGATGGGCAAGACGCTCGCGCGCCTGAACGTCAACATCGCCGCCGCCGCCGCGGGCGAAGAAGAGCAGGCCGACGCCTTCCGCAAGATGGGCGTCGCCGTCGTCGACGCCAACGGCAAGGTGCGCAACCAGTACGACGTGCTGCTCGACGTGGCGGATGCCCTCAGCGGCTACGAAGACGGCGCCAACAAGGTCGCCCTTGTGAACGCCGCGATGAGCAAGAGCGGCGTCGCGATGATTCCGCTGCTCAACGGCGGCGCGGCCGCGATCCGCGAATCCGCAGAAGAGCTCGACAAGCTGCGCGGCACGATCGACCCCGAGTTCGCGCGCCGCTCCGAGCAGTTCAACGACAACATGACGAAGCTCGGCGTCGCCGCCGAGCGGCTCAAGCTGGCGGTCGCGTCAGGCCTGCTGCCGGGCCTGGTGCGCTACTCCGAAGAGCTTGTCACGGCGGCCAAGAACAGCGACCTGCTCGGCCTGGCGATGCGCCGGCTGCCCGACTTTCTCACGCTCAAGACGCCGTCGAAATTCTTCGCCGACCTGGCGGGCGGGCCCGACAAACCCGAAGGCACCTGGGATGCGCCCGACAAGCCCAAGACCGAAGCCCCCGCGCTCGACGCCCCCGGCGCCAAGGCCGGCGCCGCCGCGGCATCGGCCGCGCGCGCCAAGGCCCTCGCGCAGGCGCTCGCCACCGAGCGCCGTGTGACCGATCGCCACCTGAAGGCGATCCAGACCACGCAGGCCGCCACGCAAGACACCTTGCGCTTCGGCCAGCAGTATTCGCAGGCGCTCTACGAAGCCGGCCTCACCAGCCTGGAGAAGTACTACGCCGACCAGGACGCCGCGCGCCAGGGCAACCTCGAGGCCGTGCGCAAGGCCGTCGCCGACGAGATCGCGATCCGCACGAAGGAGATGCAAAGCCCGCTGCTCGCCGGCGCCGACAAGGCAGACGAGCGCGAAGCGATCGCCACCCAGATCGAATCCGCGCGCGACCGCCTGCGCGCCGCCCAGCGTGAGGCCGACCAGGCCGGCCAGCTCGTCACGCTCGAGCGTGGCCAGGCCGTGCAGCAACTGCGCGACGACGTGGCCGCGCTCGACGCGCAGATCCACGATCTCGCCACCGGCAAGACCGTCGAGGCCGATCTGCTCGGCATCGCGCAGCGCGTGCGCGACGCGAACCGCCTGCTGCTGCAGGCCGGCGCCAGCCCCGAGGATGCCGGCGCGCGCGCGGCCGACCTCGGCGCCAAGCTCACCACCCTGCAGCGCCTGAACACGATCCGCGAGCAGTTCACCGACCTCACGGACGCAGCCGCGAACGCCGAAGCGCGCCTCGCCGCCACCGAATCGCAGCGCGGCGACGGCCTGCTCGAAGCCGAAGGCCGCATCCGAGACGTGCGCACGCGCGCGCTCGGCGAGCTCGAAAAGCTGATCGAGGCGACCCGCGAGCTGGCGAACCAGAACCCGCAGAACACGCCACTGCAAAAGTACCTGGCCGACCTGCAGACGCAGGCGCTCGGCCTGCGCGCCGCGCTCGACCCGACCAAACTGCGCCTCGACCAGGCCGCCAACGACATCGGCGCCACGCTCGCCGCCGGCCTCGAGCGCGCCGCGTTCGAAGGCGGCAAGGTGAGCGACATGCTCAAGCAGATCGGCCTCGACGTGCTGCGCATCACGACCAACGAGCTCGTCACCAAGCCGGCCGCCACCGCGTTCTCGAACATCGTCAAGGGCGCCGGCGGGCAGGGCACCGGCGAGAACATCCTCGGCCAGCTCGGCCAGCTCGTCGGGCTGATCCCGGCCGGGCAGGGCACCGGCGCCGCTGCAACGTCCGACGCCAGCGCGCAGGCCGCGAAGAACATCGAAAGCCTCGCCACCGCCGCCGGCGGCTCGGCCGATGTGCTCGGGCAGCTGCCGTCGCTTGCCGCGATCCCGGCGACGACGGCGCTCGGCTCGCTCGCCGGCGCGGCGCATATCGCCGCCGCCGCACTCGCGCAGATCGGCGGCGGTGCGGCGGCCGGCAAGAGCGCCAGCCTGCTCGACACCGTCGGCAGCCTGTTCGGCGGCACCGGCGGCGGGTTCGGCAGCGGCACCGCCTTCGGCAACCAGGATCTGGGCCAGTACTTCGACACCGGCGGCTACACCGGCAACGCCGGCGTCGCCGAGGCGGCCGGCATCGTCCACGGCAAGGAATACGTTTTCAGCGCGCCGGCCACGCGCGCCATCGGCGTCGGCCGGCTCGACGCCATGCACGCCGCCGCCAAGGCCGGCGCGGTGCGGCTGCCCGGCTTCGCCGCCGGCGGCTTTGTGGGCGCCACGCAGCGCCGCGTGCCGGGGTATGCCCAGGGTGGCTACGTCGGCGCCCCTGGCGCTGCGGCGGGGGCCGCGCCGGGCATTCCCGCACGCGCGCCGCTGCGCCCGGTCAACCTCGTGCAGAACTTCTACGGCCCGGCCGACCGGCGAACCGTGCAGCAGGCCGCCGTCGACGGCATGCGCGCCGCGCTGGCGTCCAGCGCGCGGGGAACCGCCTGACGGGGCACTGCCTGATGGCCGCGCTCGCCTTCCTCGAAGCCCGCATCGACGACGCCGTCGCGCGCGGCATGCAGAGCACGCCCACCGTGCCCGGCCGCGTCAAGCGCTACACGCCATCCGGCGCGCTCGGGCAGAACTACGTCGCCTCGCTGCCGATCCACCGCTACGAGCTCTCGCACGGCGTGCGTACCGCGGCGCAATACCAGGCGCTGCTCGACCTGTTCTACGTCGTCCACTTCACGCCGTACATGGGTTTTCGGCTGCGCGACTGGCGCGACTACAAGCTCACGCAGGCCAATTCGCGCCTCGTGTTCGTGAGCGGCAGTGATTGGCAGATCCACCGCCTGCACACCTTCGGCGGCGCCGAGTTCGTGCGCCCGATCTACAAGCCCGAGACGGGCATCGTCGTCAAGCGCACGCGCTCGGGCGTCGTCAGCACCGCCACCGCCACCGTCGACACCACTACCGGCGTCGCCACCATCAGCGGCCACGTCGGCGGCGACACCTACACCGCCGAGGGCAGCTTCGACATGCCCGTGACGTTCACCGACGACGAGTGGAGCGCCGAAATCATCGGCGGCGAGCCGGGCGGCCACATCGTGCTCGCCGGCCAGATCAAGCTCGAAGAGGTGCGGTTGTGAAAACCGTTCCGGCCGACCTCGTCAACTGCGGCACGCTCGTCTTCGGCGTGCGCATCGTGCGCCGCGACGGCGCGGTGATCGCATGGACGCAGCACGACCGCGACCAGACGGTGACGGTCGACGGCGAATCGACCCTGCTCGCCGCCAACCCGGGCTTCACCGTCAGCAACTTCGCCAGCGCCGCCGGCCTGGCCGTCGACAACGCGGAAATCTTCGTCGCGGCCGCCGTCGACCTCACCCGCGCCGACATCCTCGCCCGCAAGTGGGACGGCGCGCGCGTCTACTTCTTCCGCTACAACTGGAAGCTCCCAGCCTCCGGAATCATCCCCGTCAAGCGCGGCAGCTTCGGCAACTTCGCGCCGCAGCAGGGCCAGTTCAAGGTCGAATTCCGGGACCAGCGCCAGGCGCTGCAGCAGAATTCCACGTGGGTGATCCAGGAGGCCTGCCGCTGGCGCCTTGGCGACGCGCGCTGCACCGTCGATCTCGGCCCGTTCACGTACGCCGCCGAAGTGACGGCCGTCGCCAGCCCCTACGAGTTCACCTCCACCGATCTCGACCAGGCCGACGACTACTTCGGCGAAGGCTTCGTCAACTGGCTCACCGGCCTGAACGCCGGCACGCCCGGCCACAAGGTGAAGACGTTCGCAGCCGGCGTCGTCACGCTGAGCGAGTTCGCTGTCTACGCGATCGATGTCGGCGACACCTTCGAGATCACCGCCGGCTGCCGCAAGCGCTGGGACGCTGACTGCCGCGACAAGTTCGACAACATCATCAACTTCGGCGGTGAGAAAGACAAGCCCACGCGCGATGAGCTCGTCGCGGCCACTGACGAGATGGCGCCATGACGCTCGACGACGCCGCGCGCACCCTCATCGGCACGCCCTACCATACCAAGGGCCGGCTGCCCGGCGTCGGGCTCGACTGCATCGGCGTGCCGATCGTCGCCGCCTGGATCGCAGGCCTCAAGCCGCGCAGCTTCGATGTCCGCGGCTACAGCGATGTTCCCGACGGCTCGCTGCTGCCGCTGTGCGACAAGCACATGCAGCGCGTGCCACGCGCCGAGATGCGCGCGGGCGACGTGATCGTCGTGCGCTACGGCGCCACGCCTCACCACGTCGGCGTGCTCGGTGCGTACCGGCACGGCGGCCTGTCGATCATCCATGCGGAGAACGACCGTCACCGCAAAGTGATCGAACACCGCCTGTGGCTCGATGGCGCGATGAAGTTCGTCGCCGCCTACCGCATCGAGGCCGCAGCATGACCGCGCGCGCAGGCCTCATCGTCGTCGGCCAGGTCGCTGGCGCATTCGTCGGCGGCCCGATCGGAGCGGCCATCGGCGGCGCGATCGGCGGCGCGATCGGCGGCGCGATCGGCGGCCCGCAGCGCAACACGCAGGCGCTGCTCGACGACCTGGGCGCCGTCAAGTTCGACTACGGCAGCAGCTGGCCGCGCATCTACGGCGTCTACCGCGTCAAGCTCACGCCGATCTGGTCGAGCGAAAAGCGCCCCGTCGCGCACGAGGAAGAAGTCAATTCCAAGGGCGGCCCGGATCAGGTGAACAGGACATTCACGTATGAGCAGGACTGGCTCTGCTGGGCGCCGCTCAACGCCGTCGGCTGGGCGCGCATCTGGATCAACGGCAAGTTGCGCGCGAGCCGCCTGGCCGATGCCGACGCGGACACCATCGAGGCCAGCGCCGCGCAGCCCGCCTGGGCCGACGTGACCTTCTTCGACGGCGCCGCTGACCAACTGCCATGGGCTGTGTACGAAGCCGCAGTCGGCACCGAAAACGCCTGCGCCTACCGATTCCGCCCGACGCTCGCCTTCAGTTCGCTCGACCTCGGCAACAGCGGCCAGCCGCCGCTGATCGAGGTGGAGTTTGCGAGCGGCGATTCGAGCATCGAAAGCCTCGACACGATCCAGTTCGCCGACGCGGTTGCGATGACGGGCTCTCTGCAGAGCAACCTGCGCCCGTGGGGCGCTATCGCCTTCGGCAACCCGACGCGCGTGCCGACGTTCGCGGTCAGCGCCGATCTGATCCCCGTCACTGCCCCGGGCTGCTGCCCACTCGACGGGGAAGGCTTCCCGCGCTGGAGCCCGCCGGATGTGGCGGCCATCATCTGCTGGGATGTTGACCACAACGGCGTCGAAACGCAGGTTTCGCAAAACGTGCTGCCCGGCGGCTTCGGCCGCACCCCGGGCATCGGCAGCGGCAACCGCGCGATCTGCGTCGTCGCGACATCGGGCATCTTGCCGATCAAGGTCGCCATTGCGGGCGATGGCGCGTCGGCGGTCTACGAGCTGCCGGACGAAGACAACTGGCTCGGCGTTGCCGAACTTCGCTTCGCGGTCTGGGGCGCGACGCTCGCGCTCGGCACCACGCTCGGGGTCGATGCAAAGCCGGAGGATGTCACCGGCACCTACGTCGGCAACCGCGGCAACATCTACCTCTGCACCGACGCAGGGGCGCACGTTGCAACGATCCCCGCTGCGATCCCTGTCGAATCGCTCGCGATGAACGGCGAGACCGTGTGGGCGCTGCATGACGGTGATGTCTACCCATTCACGCGCACCACGCTCGCCGCCGGCACCCCGTTCGCGTGCGAGGGCTCGGCAATTTTTGTCGACGCGTCCGGCACGCTTTGCCATGTCCACGGCAGCGCGGTCTATCGGCGCGCCGATGACGCGTGGCTGCTGCTCGGCACGATGACCGGGCCGGTCGATACGACGCATTTCTTCGGCGCGACCGCTACGCAGATCTATGCAGCCTGCGGCACGGAAAAAGAAGTTTCCAACGTCGGTCTGTTCGTCCAGCGCTCGTATGACGGCCATGGATTCGACACTCTTGATGGCGCGGTGCAGCACTATGCTGAATACTATTTCAACAGCTTCTACACCTTAGCCTACACGCACCGTGCAGTCAGAAATCAGTGCATCTGCGTCTACCAGATCGAGACAGGCCCCTACAAGGTTGCAACGTGGGAGGCGGTTTTCTCGTGCGAACGTCTCTACGGCTACCCGGGGGACACCTCAGGCATCTTCGACGACCCGCTCGACGAATGGGTATGGGAGCCGGCGTCGACTACAGGCATCTTCGATCTGAATGATGGCGCGGACTTTGACCTCAAGTTCCACGACCTCTTCCGCCAGCCGTTCCAGTCGGTCATCGATCCCGAGACGATCCCGCTCTCCGAGATCGTGCAAGCCGAGGAACTGCTCGAATGGACGGGCGAAGCCGGCGCGCTGACGGTGGCCGACATCGACGTGACCGAGCTTGAAGAGACGCCAGTACGCGGCTTCCTCACGACGAGCAGCCCGCGCGAATCCGTCGCGCAGTTGATGGACATCTTCTACTTCGGAGCGGTCTGTTCCGACAAGCTCTACCACCGCCTGCGCGGCGCAGCCTCGATCGATACCGTCACGGCCGACGACGCAGGCGCGGGCGTCGGCGGCGCGGGCGAAGTGTTCGCCGGCCTCGCTCGCGGCAACGACCTCGAGCAGGCGATCCAGGTCGCCGTCACCGGCCCGAACGTGCTCACCGACTACGAGCCCGGCACCGAGACCAGTGACCGCCTCGTCGGCGAGTCCGTCGAGCTGCGCCGCTACAGCACCGCCGTCGTCCTCACCCCGCCCGAGCGCAAGGGCCGCGCCGACACGATGGTGCTCGACGGCCGCGTCGCATCGCACACCGGGCAAGTCTCGCTCGACGACCGCCACGCCGAGAAAGAGCCGTTCGACGTGTGGACGCAGCTCGACGATGAAGGCAACGCCTACCGCGTGCGCGCCGACCGCGAGACCTACGCCGACGGCGTGCGCACGTTCGATGTCGTGCTCGATGACGCCACCGTGCTCTCGTCGGTCGGCATCACCACCGAGACCGACAGCCGCGCGTTGACGGTGCGATCCGCCGACGGCACCGACCTGCTGCTGCTCGACATCCCCGCGCTGCGCGACACCGACGCCACCGGGCCCGGCTTCTACGCCGCAGGTCGCGGCGCCGGCCCGCGCTGGTCGGGCTACAGCCTGTTGGAAAGCGCCGACGGCGTGAGCTTCGGCAAGGTGCTCGACGCCAGCGTCGCCGCCGTCTCCGGCACCTGCTCCACGGTGCTCGGGGACTATGCCGGCGGCAACGTCGTTGACAACGCCAACAGCGTCACCGTCAACAGCAGCGCAGCGCTCGCGAGCTACACCGACGACCAGATCATCGCCGGCACCGCGCAGGCGTACCTGATCGGCGCCGAGATCATCGTCGCGCGCGAGGCAACACTCGTCAGTGCGGGCGTCTACACATTGAGCGGCCTGCAGCGCGGCCTGCGCGGCACCGAATGGGCGATCGGCGCCCACGTAGCCGACGAGCGCTTCGCGCAACTCGACACCGGCGCCCGCCGCGTCACCGACGAGACGCCAGACCTCGCCGTCACGCGCTTTTGGAAGGGCGTCACGTACGGCCAGCGCGCGAGCGATGTGGCAGCGGTCACATTCGCCGACACCGGCGTCAGCCTGAAGCCGTTCGCCCCGGTGGATCTGGAAATGACGCTCGACGCCGGAGACGACGTGCTGACCTGGCACCGCCGCAGCCGCATGGCCGGGCGCCTGCTCAACACGACGCAGCCGCAACTCGGCGAAGCGAGCGAGGAATACAGCGTCGAGCTGCGCGACGGCAGCGACGCACTCGTCAGCACCGACACCGTGACCGAGCCGCGCTGGGTCAGCCCCGGCGGCAGCCTCGCCGGCTACAGCCTGACCGTCTACCAACTCTCGTCCATCGTCGGCCGCGGCTACCCCGCGACCCTGGAGATTCCCGCATGAGCACCTTCCCGCAGATCACATCGCCGCCGCAGGCATCGGCCGAGGTGCTCGTAAACCGCATGGGCGAGTCGCTCGAGCACCAGGCCGTCTACGGTCTCAAGCACAGCACGACGACCGGCCTGTCGTGGGCCTACTACGGCGGCCGATGGGGCGGCTTCGCGATCACCGACGGCGTGCTGATGCTGACCGATGCGTCGGCGAACTACATCGTCGTCGAGATCGCCAGCGGCGACATCAGCGTCGACACCGCCAGCACCGACTGGGACGACGACACCAACTACGTGCGCGTCTACAAGGTGACGACCGTGGGTGGCGTGGTGACGGCGGTGGAAGACCACCGCGCTGGGCCGGGCGGGGTACATGGCGGGGCGGGTGGCGGTGGTGGCGGCAGCGGCACCGTCACGAACACCGGCGGCGACCTGGACGCGAACGCGGTCGTGCTCGGCGCCGGCGGCGACGATGCGACGGTGATGGCCTCGCTCGGCAGTTCGGGCCAGGTGCTGACGAGCGCTGGCGTCGGCGCGCCGCCGACGTGGGAGACGCCAAGCGGAGGCGGCAGCGGCACCAAGACCTACGCCGTCTTCACCCCGATGACGAGCCAGCCGCCGGCGTCGAACTACGCCACGCTCGACACGCGCAACAGCATCGCGGTGCTGGATTTCGACGCGGTGACCGAAGAGGCTGTGCACTGGGTTGGCGTCATGCCCGAGGGCGCGTCGCTCGGCTCCGGCCTGAAGGTGCGCATTCACTGGATGGCGACGAGCGCGACTGCCAATGATGTCGTGTGGGGCGCAAGTTTCGAGGCGATGACGACCGACCTCGATTCCGACTCGTTCGACACCGAGACCACCGCCACCGGCACCGCTAACGGCACGAGCGGCATCGAGACGGTGACGGAGATCACCTGCACGACGATCGACAGCATCGCCGCGGGCGGGCTGTACCGCCTGAAGATCGCGCGCAAGGCGGCGGCGGGCGGCGACAACATGAGCGGCGACGCCGAGCTGATCGCCGTCGAGGTGCGGAGCGCCGCCTGATGGCCTGGACGTTCAGCGGCTCGGGGCAGCACGCGCGGGCGAACACCGGCGCCATCGTGTCGGCGTACCCGATCACGATCTTCGCGCGCGGCAAGAGCACCGACCTCGCCAACCTTCAGACTCTCGCGACGTTTGTGCAGAACAGTGGCACTTACAACGGCTGTGCACTTTTTTTCGCCGGGGCGACGGGCGGCGACCCGATGAGTTTCAGCAAGTTCGGCGGCGTCCATGCCAGCAGCGTGGCGGGCTACTCGTCTGGCGTGTGGGTCGCCGCGGCAGGCCGCGCCAGCGGCGCAACGCAACTAGACATCGACCTCGACGGCACGGTGACGGCGGGCGCATCGACATCGGTGGCGTTTCCGACATCGCCGCCCCCGGCGGACGTTTTCATCGGCGCGCGATGGAATCCGACCCCCGGCAACCTGTTGACCGGCGCGGCCGCCTGCGTCGCCCTGTGGGCCGCCTATCTGGACGACGACGAGTGCATGAGCCTGGCGCGCGGCTTCTCGCCCCGGCGCGTGCGGCCGCAGTCGCTCAAGTTCTACGCGCCCCTGGTGCGCGACTTGAAGGCCGTCGTCGACGCGATCGCGTCGGGCGGGCATTCGGCCTGGACGACCACCGGCTCGCCCACCGTCTCCGACCACCCCCGCAGCTACGGATTCTGAGCATGCCGAACAGCGAAGCCACCATCCGCCGCCCGCAGGCCGACCGCCGCCATCACGAAGAGGTGACGACAGAGCAACTCGAGCGCGAGATCGAGGAACTGGCCGGCCACATCGACGAGCTTGAAAAGCAGATGCCGACCGCGGCCGAAATCGCGCACTGGCGCGCGATGGCGGCGGCCGACAAGCACCGCGCATGGCTCATCACGTTGACGCTCAAGGTGGCCGGCACCGTGACGGCGCTGATCGTCATCTGGACGGCCGGCCTCGACGCGCTGCGCAACGTGGCGCGATTCGTCGGGATCATTCGATGACCGGCCTGCTGCACGCCGCGCTGCGCACCGCGCGATGGACGTTCGCCGCGCTCGCGCTGCTGGGTGTGGTGCAGATCATCGTCTGGGCGCTCGACCGGCGCCCGCCCTTCGTGCTGCTCGACGTTGCGCCCGCGGTCGCGGTGCCGGGCGAATCCGTCGTGCTCACGATGGCCGTGCGCCGCGATGTTTCGCGCCACTGCGCAGCCACCTTCACGCGCTGGGTGTTCGACGGCAAGAACGTGCGCATCGACCTAGAGGGCCAGCAGACCATGAGCGCCGCCGGTGTCGCCAACATCGAGGCGCGCGCGCCAGGCCGGCTCACCGTGCGGGTGCCGATCCCGATCAGCGCCTTCCCCGGCCTTGCCGAGCTCGTGACGGATATCGACTACGTCTGCAACCCGTTGCAGAAGTGGTGGCCGATCAACGTCATCTCGCGCGCGCCGTTCGAGATCGTCGACCGCGACAGGATCGGGTAAGCGATGCCACCCGACGACGAAGCCATCATCGCCGGTTGCGCACGCCGTTTCTGGCGCGGCCTGAGCCCCGGCCTGACGCGCGATGACCTGATGCAGGAAGGCCGTATCGCTATCTGGCTCGCCGAACGCGCCGGGCGAGTGCCGACCGACCCCGAGCACCGATTGCGCTACATCCGCGCGCGGGCGCTCGGCGCCATGCGCGACGCCAACCGCCGCGCATGGCGCCAGTTGCCGATGACGATCGACGAGCTCGACGAGGAAAAGCCACAAGCCGCCGGCGACGCGCAGCCCGACGCAACCCTCCAGCTGCGCCAGCTCATCGCGCACTTCGCCAGGCGCGGATCGGCGCGCGTGAAAGAGTGCGTCGACCTCTGCGCCAGCGGATGTACAGGCGACGAAATCGCAACCCGCATGGGCATCTCGCGCTCGCGCGTATCGCAACTACAGCATGAAGCACGAGCCACCGCCGCCGCGCACTGGTAATCGCGCCGTGCAGATGACGCGCGAACAGCAGCGGCGCCAGGACATGCAGGTGCAATGGCTGCAGGAAGCCGTCGCCGCGCAGCATCGATCCCCCGACGACGAAACCTACGACCGCGCCACCCTCCACATCGCAAGGGCCAAACGATGAACGTCGAGCAGCTCGCCGCCGCGCTGAAGAACCCGAACCTGCAGGCCTTCCTGCGCGTCATCAGGGCCGGCGAATCGTCGCAGGACGACAGCGCCTATACGGTGATGTTCGGCGGCGATCACTTCACCTCGTTCGCCGACCACCCGCGCCGCACCATCACGAAGGGGCGCTACACCTCGACGGCGGCCGGTGCCTACCAGTTCCTCTCGCGCACCTGGGATGGGCTCGTCCGGCAGTACGGCTTCGCCGACTTCTCGCCCGCCTCGCAAGACCTCGGCGCCGTCGCGCTCATCGCCGGCCGCGGTGCGCTCGCCGATGCGCTCGCCGGACGCATCGAAGCCGCGATCGCCAAGTGCGGCCGCGAATGGGCCAGCCTGCCCGGCAGCCCCTACGGCCAGCCGGTGCGCACGCTGGCGCAGGCCCTCGCGACTTACGCCGAGTTCGGCGGCACGCGCGAAGGCGCACAACAACCCGACACGACCGCGGCGCCCGCCGCACCAACCCCGCCGGCCCGCCCGGCAAAGGAGAAGACGATGCCGATCCCACTCATCCTCGGCGCGCTGCTGCCCTCGCTCGTCCAGGCGATCCCGAAGCTCGGCGCCCTGTTCGGCAGCGGCTCCGAGGTTGCCGAGCGCAACGTCGCCGCCGCGACGACCGTGATGCAGATCGTGCAGGACGCCACCGGCGCGCGCAACGCGCAAGAAGCCGTCGAGATGATCCAGACCGACCCGCAAGCCCTGCAGGCCGCCA